ATGTCATTGACATATCCCCGAACCGGTCAACCTCGTCAGTTGCGACGTCTTCCTCGACCTCAGTTTGCGTGTATACACGCACTTTGAGTTCTTGGAGACGTTTAAGTGCTTTATCAGTGTCGTCTAGGATGACTCCTCGTAATCTACGAGAGTCGCCCGAACCGTTCGCAAGGCGAACCGCGACGTCGTCGGAGTGCACGATACAATACCGCATAGCTTCTGGCAATGCCAGTTCGATTCCGGGGAGGGTTATTAACCCTCTCCCTCCGAATGCTTGCGGCACATAACTTCTGGCATCTTTCAGGTATTCCACTGGAAACCATCTCCCCAGCCCCAGCTTCTGGAGCAAGGTGAGGTTGATGCAGAACTCTAGATCCCAGCGAGCCCAGCCCATTCTCTCAGTGAGAGCTTTGGCTTTGCCCGGGAAGGGATTAGTTTCCTCGAATACGGCGCTCCCCACTTTCCGACGGTCGGAGAAGAGGCGGAGCCATACGTGATCGAGTTTAAACTTCGGACCGTTAACCAACCGACCTTGTCGAGCGAGCTTAGAAAGGGGACGCAGTGCGTACCTCGGACCAGGCTCTGGTTTAATGATGAAGTCTTGACAGTAATGTGCCCCGTAACGCGAGACACAGTATTTGTCCCAGGAAATCTCGCCTGACCAGTATTGCAGAATCTGCGGTATCTGTTTCAGGTACTTGATTTTCCCTATGCCGATATGATCGTCACCCGCACAGGCGTACTGATGCAGTTTGCCTTTTGAGTGGAGATAATCGGATATAGAAGGGTTAAGCGTCTCTGTACTAGCGCGCGCTGCGCGCTCTGCAGCGATACTTAGCAACGAGAGTATCATCTTGGTCAGGGGCTCCCCCATCAAGACGGCTCTTTTTGTTACGTACCCTCTGTAGGTTTTACCGTTGTGTTCGACCGTCAATGGCGGTGACCCAGCGGTGTAACTACGATAAATTGACACGTTTCTCGTACCTCCCTTTAAATTAAAGCAGGAGGTTTTCTCGACTAATAGGCGAGGCGAGCAAACAAGGTCAATTGCTTGATTGAGGTAGCCCAGGGCTGGGTGTTCAGTGAACCTACCCCCTAGGAAAGCCTTCATAGAACGAGCGGCTATGTCGTGTTCTAACCAGTCAGTGGCTGCAGTTAGATCTGAACTGGAGATTGCTTCAATCTCCCTCCAGGAACTGGCGTGGCGCCCAAAGGACGCCTCGAAGTTCCACGCATGGTCCGACCCTTTCAAGCCCACTCTACATCCAGG